GACTCTATATTAATTCATCAAATTCACAAATCAATAAAAGATAGACACTAATAAAACTGTCACACTAATACATTGCCATGTTCGATTCCCATATTATTGTATCGTCATGTTTATTTTTTCTTCTTTTAATTAATTCTAATTCATGCCAATTTGATTCATAACAACATAGGCATACATGAATACGCTTATGTAGAAATGTAGTCAAGTCACAATTTGGGCGAGGTTTGGTAGCAATCTCGATAGAGATATATCTCGCAGGCGTTTGCCAACCTTTTTTCTTTTCTGATTTATCAGCAACGAAATATACCCAACCTTGATGCACTTGCCCTAGTTCTGTAGTCCATACTACATAGTCGTTGACTTGTGGATTATAACCAACGCTCATTTTGTAGTGTCCACTTTGTAACATCTCGTAGTCTCTCAACTACAGTAGCATCAGGTGTCCACCCTAAATCTCGCATTTTACTGCCGTCTAGTGCATAACGTAAGTCATGGCCTGGCCTCGATGAATGAAAGTCAACCATTTCATATTTTAATTTCTTATCTTGTGCTTGAGCAATTATCTGGGCAAGTTTTAGATTATCTAACTCTTCAGCACCTACAACATTAAACTTAGGGCATTTAGCATTGCCCCATGTTTTCTCAAATTTACCTTTGTAATTAAGTAGAAACAATACGGCACTCGCAACATCATCAGCGTGTATATAGTGTCTTGAGCCTGGTACAGTTCTCGTACTGTCACTATGGATAGTGACTTTCTCGCCGTCTCGTATTCTACGAATACACATTGGTATATACTTCTCAGGGTGTTGTCTCTCGCCAAATACATTCATAGTGTGAGTTATATAAACTGGTAGTTGATATGTATTCTCGTAGGCAACTGCTAACTCTTCTCCGCCTGCCTTGGTAGCACTATATGGATTTGTAGAATTATATCTATCATTCTCTTGATACTTAATACCATCAGGAGCTGGCCCAAATACCTCATCAGTACTAAAATATAGGAATCTCTCTAAGTGATCAAGTGACCTAGCGAAGTCTAATATATTACAAGTTCCCACTACATTATCCATCACAAATTCCATTGGATAATCAATACTACGATCAACATGAGATCCAGCAGCAAGGTGTAAAATATAATCTACCTTACCAATCTCACGTCTTACGAGTGGATTTAATTCTGCTTTCAAATCATGCCAAACTACCTTAACTCTTTTTCTCTCGTTAGGTGTGCATTCATACTGTAGTATATCATTCAAGCGATTAAGATTGCCACTATAATCAAGTCTATCAAGTGTGACTATATTCCAATCTGTTTGAGTTAGAATACGGGCAATCAAGTGGTGTGCTATAAATCCAGCACCACCAGTAATCAATGCAGTTTTCATTCGTTTGTTGTATCTTCTAAAATTTTGATAAAGAACCATTGATATGATTCATCATCGCCAAGTGAAAATTCCTCAAAGATAGAGTGTGCTTCATCAAACATTTTTAAATCTACTAATTCAGTTAATCTTTGACAATAATAGTTTTCAACTTGAGTAATGCACTCTTCTTTGGTTTTGTCCATGATTATGTATAATAAGGTGCGAGAAACAAAAATAAAAGGCGGTAGTTTGGTACGCACTTGATTTTAACTACCATTAAGTTGTTAGCCTAGGATAAACCATAAACACCTTAATTTTGTTTCCCCATTCTTATTATAGAGCATCTAAGTCAGAATGGCGAGCCCTTTGTGACACTTTCTTTTCTGGCATAGGTGTGTACTCATAACCATACATTTGTAAGTAACCTTCAAATGCTGAGTCTGGCACTTTGCCTTCCCAATATTCCTTCTCAGTATAAACCTTTTTAGTTTCAATTAATTTTTCAGTTTCTAACTGGTCACTCTCATCAGCATTTGTGTGATGTGTAACTTCTTTTAATGTTTTAAGATAATCTAAAACGTGTTGTCTTATTTCCATAAGTTGTTCATAACAACCTTGATTATGAGCACAACCACGCAAATCGTGGTCTGGTTTTAATACTGACTCTGTGAATAGAGATAATGCTCTATCATATTTGATAGCTGGTGTTTCTTCCCCAACTGAGGCTTGGTCTTTCATTGTAGTAAGATAGTAATTTTACTAATTGCTATTGTCGCTAAAAAACATAACATAATTACAACATCATATTGTTTATGTTTGATATAAAAGGGCATACAAATAACATCAGCAATAACGTGAATAATTGCACCATAGAGTGTTGATATATGTAGTATAACAAAATATGCAACAATAATCAAGCAAGAACCAGTTACTCTACCAGCAACTAATAAATTCATTAGTAAAATTAATAAGAGTTGTCGTAATCATCTTCATACTCATCAAAGAATGAGAGTATAAATGCAAGGATTAATCCAATAACTGTAGCACCGACAGTAATAAGTAAGATGTTCATTTGATTAATTGTTAACGATTGAAATGGCTGGTTCGCCTTTGTTGAATACAGTATCAACAACTGCTTCAACTTTGCGAGCAGTAGTAATACCGACTTTGCTATAGACAGGTATGCAAACTAAACCAAACGTCTTTGTGGCGTCTCCTAGACGTATTACACGCCCGATAGTTTGACTTATACCTATGTAGTCCATACTTCTGAGAAATAAAACTGCTTCCAATCCATTGACATTGATACCCTCAGATAGAATACTATGATGTAGAACTACAAACTTTTTAGTTGTGTCCTTTCCCCAAGCATTAAGAGTATTAAAGAACTCTTCTCTATCTACCTTTTCGCCATCTACGATAGCGCCAGTTTTAGATGTGATAGTCAACCATGAATAACCACGCTCTGCTAACTCTTCAATAAAATCTGTTTGAGATAATAGAGCAATAATTTGTTTAGTTGACTTAGCACATATCAATACTTTATTCTTACATATATTATCAATCGAGTCAATCATCTGTTCGCAATCACGATCAGCAACTAACTCATCTTTATGTAGTATCCTTGATTGATAAACTTCAACTTTAGGTGGTAATATGTAACCTTCTTTAACTAACTGTGGAGCAGGCACCTGACATATCACTTGACCATACTCTGGCCAGTTCATACCCGCCTTGACAGGGGAGCGACTATGTTTTGGTGTAGCAGTAAAGAAGTAACATCTTCTAGCAAGATGAGAGAAATGTTCAGTAGCAGGGAAAAAGTTTTTCTGAACTGAATTATGTGCCTCATCAAAATAGATAGTATCAACTTCAATATCAAGTGACTCTTGTATTCTATGTAATGAATGATATGTAGTAAAGATTAGGATATGATCTGTGCTGTTGTGATACCAATACTCAAGTTGGTCTGTCTTTGTTGTACTCTTGTGATGAGTCTCTCCACTATGAACATGAATAACCTCGACACCTTGATTGTAATGACCATCAAGATTTTGTTCTAGAAACTCAGATGATAGTTGATTAGCAAGTAGAATACGAGGAGCAACAACTACAACTGTCTTAGGTAGAGTATCCTGTCTGAATAATTTTTTGACATCTTCAATCATACACATAGTCTTACCACCACCAGTAGGAACAATGACTTGTCCTTTGGTATTGTTAGACATGGCGTTTACAGCGTCAAGTTGATGTGGTCTAAGTGTAAGAGTCATTCAAATAATAATCGTATATGTACATTATAATCAGACAGGGCGGCATAGCAACCACCTCTTGTGACAGTAATTCAACTGGTTTGAGACTCACATAAGTCTCATGAGATGATTTGTTTATACTTAAGACTACCAATCTGGGGTGGGTTGTTTACTCTTTGCTCTCTCTATTTTGGCATAATACTTATCAACAACTCCCTCTAATTCTTCAAAGATAGTATCAACTTCAGCAACATATTCTGAGTCAGCATACTTAACTGACTTCTCTAAACTACAAAGAATTACCCCTATTTGTCCTTCAGTTAGTGTTACTTTATGTACTGTATTAAGTGTCATAATCCCTTAGTAGTCTCACTTAAATATGTTTCTCTAGCATTGCAAACATTATCAACTAAGTTATCATAAGTTTGCATATCCCAACCTTTTTGCTCTGGTACATTCAACTCATATGCCATCATTACTAGGTCATATAAAAATTCATATTGTCCAGATGTAACTTCAATGTTTAATCCTTTTTTCATAATTAACTCCTAAAATTAAGTGATTTGATTTCTGACTCATTAGCAAGTGCTTCTTCTGCGTCTTTAACA